AACAAAATGGAAGAACGCGAGGATTTTTTTCACGCTATCGATTTTGTCCCGCGCATGGTCGCGCTGCTGAACCGGACGCGGTCCGAATTTTTCCGCTGGTTTGACAGTGGGGACGTTGAAGATGTCCGCATGGCTCTGAATATTATCGACGTGATCAAAGCCACACCGGATAAGCGCCACTGGATACCGACAAAGGAACACAAAATCTGGGCCGATGCGCTAAAGATTGAACCATTGCCGGACAATGCGGTTTTGCGCTTGTCTCAAACGATGGTTGACCAGGCACCGCCGGACAAGTGGCAATGGTCTAGCGCCGTGATCAAAGACGCGGCACCCATCGGGCACGAATGCCCGGCGCCAAAACAAGATGGCAAATGCGGCCCGTGCCGGGCTTGTTGGGATCGGGATGTTAAAACTGTATCCTACCACAAACACTAGGGGCTTCCTCCGGGGAACAGGGACGGGTTACAACCCGTCCCTGTTTTCGTTCGTGCTGCCGGCGCCATCATCACAGGGCGCAGGGGCGCAGGACGCAGGATCGAGTCGCTCGATCCATGACTCACGGGCCGCAAGACGCAGGGCGCAGGGCGCAGCAGACATATCACCATACCAGCGGGCCGCAGGACGCAGGACCGAGAGCCGCGAACCGTGCAACTTGGCCGCTAAACCACCGTCAAACAAAAATACAAGCCTCGTGGAGGGGTCGTGGACCAAGAAAAAACTGACACCACCACACCGTGTATGCCCCAGATGCCAAGCAATCTGGGATTTTGAGATGGTAAAGCGGTCATTCTTGGTAATTTTTAGTTCAGCCCATACCGGCACACCATCCATGCACAGATATACGTCCGGCATACCCTCACCGGCACGGTTCTCAATCCGCTGGCAGTGGGTCTTTTTCGGTAACTTCTGCCTCAATGAGTTCCATAGCTGGCGTTCTGTCCGAGGCATCTTCAACCCTCTTCATGTTGTCAAAGGCATGTGGGTGTCGTTTGCGGAGATCATCGAGTCGGGCGACGATCTCTTCCCGCGACAGTTGATCAAGCTGGTGAATGTGGTTCTGTTCCCGCCGGTCTATGGTCAGACCACCGAGAGCGGACCTGATCTTCTCGGCATTGATGGCGGCAGAGAATTGACCAGACTCTTCTGCCCCGCGCGACAGTTCGTCAAGGCGTTTGAGTTGACCGACAAGGGTCACGCCGTATTTGCGCTCCCGCTCTTCCCGCAGTTCTTTGATCAGATCAGTGACCAGAGGGTAGGACGTACCATCCAGCAGTTTGTATGCGTGTTGCTTGGCGGCGTCGGGCGAGTAGCCAGCCAGCCTAGCGCACTCGGCATTACTGTATCGCCCCTCGACGTAGTACCGAGCAAACTCTCTTTGCCTGTTGGTCAGGCCAGCGGTCTTCTTTGGCAAGGTAAGCCCCCTATAGGTTTTTCTGTGGGTTTTTGTTTTTTGCAGAGCAAAGGGTCGCGTGAGCGGATTTGCTCGCTATCAAGTGTAACGAACGTAACGAAGTGTAACGGGATTCTGTCAATAAAAACAACACTCGTTACACTCGTTACACTCGTTACACCATTTCCCAAAAATTTTTTCCAAAAACTTTTTCGTGTGGAAAAAGCTATAGGAGCGAACACACTTAACATTTTCTCTTGTACGGCATGGGATAATATGAGACTATCCAATCATTGGTACTGTTTACCTTGTACCGATTCCCTTTCGAGGGTTCGGGAACCGCGCGATTTGTCACTGTGTATAGACGACGTTTTGACAGGCGACGTATGCCTGTCGTGGATCATGCAATACTGCATGGGACTATATCGGTTCAAGGACCGAGGTTCAAGTTTCACGGAGGAGAGAAGCTATGTTTGAAATTTTTATCAAGTGCCGGAAGACCGGCAGTGTCTATCAGAACGATCCGAGTTTCGAGACTCGCGAACATGCGGTCTCTTGGATGATGGCCGACTGGCATACATGTGCCAGCGAGGTCGAGGATTGCCGAGGCTATTTCGAGGATCGTTATTGTTATGTGATCCGCGAGATTAACACCCGCGCTGAACAGGTCGCGGCCTACGAGGCCATTCGCGATTGTTCGGTTCAGCAAATCCCCTGCGCTCTGATGCGCGAAGTGAAGAACAGACAGTACGTTTGAGGAGGACGACATGAAAAAGCAGAACAACATCATCAAGAACATCGAAGCCACTGCCCAGCGTTTGGGCGGCACGGTTGAGGTCACGCGGTATCGCTACATCAATGAGGCGATTGTCGAGGCCAAGTTCGGCAGCGGCAACAACCTGATGGTCAACATCGGCCCGCGTGGTGCGATCAAGTATTGTTCTTGGTTCGTGACTGCCAGCGATGGCGTCTGGTCTGTCCACCATGACGACAAGCGGTTCACGGGCAAGCGCAACGGCACGGCGGTTGGGCGGTTCTTTAACCTGATGCAAACATATGCAGTGAAGGAGGCAGCGTAATGCCGAGGTATTTTGCGAAACAGGAGGTGGTCAGCAATGGGCTGATCATCTCGACGAGCACCACTCACATGGTGGACAGCATCGACAAGTTGAAGAAGGTGATCATTCGCAACCGCGATTTCCTGCGGAAAAAGATGGACACCGAGTTCGAGGATTTTTCCAGCCGCGTCCGCGTGTATCGGTTCGGGCGTGATGAGTTCAATCAGGTTCGGGCGATACCGCATGGCATCTACGAGGTCGATGAGTTTGTTGATATGGGCGAGAAGTGGGTCACGGTCACGCGGACCAATCGCATGTTCGTTGATACGGAAGGAGAGTTGACATGATTAAGGTAGAGTATTCGGCGTCCACTGGTGCGCCAATGGTTACCATCTCATCCAGCCCAACGTGGGGTGCGTGGGCTGAGATTGCCGAGGCCGTGTGGGTCACGGCACTGGAGGGCGGGTGCAATTACTGGATGGACTACATCCACATTCGCCATCTGGAGACGAGTGCCCCATACGCGAAGCTGCCGGAGGGCCGTCACTGGAGTCTGAAAGACGGTGGCGACATCGTCAAAAATTTCAGCATCGCGGTTCACCACAACGCTGACGACTGGCCGTCCAGCACATCCGAGGTAACCGAGGCCAAGTCATTCGATGTGATCACGGTGGGCATCAACAATCTGCCACCGGAGATCAAGCTGTCGATCATGAATCCATACACCTGTGACATCGACGCCGAGATTGCGGATCAGATCGTGCAGACAGGTTTGTTCGGGAGTGCGGTCTATGGGTGAGCGGGGGGCATTGAAGCATGGCAGTCCCGAGGACCGTGGTTCGGCGGACAGGTATTATGGTCGGCGCTACAACCCGCATTGGGAGTGGTATGGCGAGACATGTGGTGGTCGCATTGAAAAGGATCAGATGACCGCCGAGGAGATTGCTGAGTATGACAGGGGCTATCATGGCGAGACAGGCGAGAAGGTCTGGTTCGAGCCGGAGCCAAGGGAGGATTATTGATATGGCAACGAAGATTATTGAGGCCGAGTATCACATTACGTCGGTGCAGTTTTGGGAGATCAAGCACATCGGGGACTGGCCGACTGACAGTCATGGCCCCCTGCCGCTGGAGTCGGCATATGATCACTACATCAAGTGGGGTCTTCTAAACGTGCAGTGGGACAAGGATGACGGCTGGATCGGGTACGAGCCGACTGGTAGGGCGTACGATCAAGACGATGACTACAAGTGGCCGGACGCTGAGTATCACGACGGAGAGAGGATTGAGTGATGAGTTTTGATTTTGAACAGACAGAGTATGTCTGTGAGGAGTGCGGTGGCAGTGATTGGCATGCCAATCGATTTTACTGCAACAAATCCAAAGCGTGGTTGGATGATGAGATCGCACAATGGTGTAATGATTGCGAACAAGAGATCGAAATTGTGGAGGCAGACAATGGGTAAGGTAAGTGATTGGCTGATTGGCATGGAAGAAGATGCCGCATGGATGAGCCGAGATTCGTGGGCCGCGAAGCACGGTGCGACGAATCTGCGAGTCTATGACGAGGTGCAGGAGGACATGACAGGTCAGCGTTCTCCGACGCCTGAGATGTTGCAGGAACAGATCAACAAGCTGGAGGAGATATTCGGTGGGAAAGCCTGACCCCAGGATCATGCATGTGGCCGACGAGGTTCGTCGGCTCATGCGCGAGTTCGGTGATCTGTGTTTTGATGAGGCACCGCAGGATGAAATCGATGCGGCTTGGCGCAGGTACAAATCCGTCAAGCGGCTACAGAACGAGGGGGTCGAGTATGTCCCAAGATTCTGAACACTGCCTGTACTATTACCGTGGTGTCGAGTGCGACCAGTGCGGTGAGAGATGCTGGGAACATACCAGCTATTTTGGGGACATTCGTTGCGACGAGTGTGCCTACGAAGACGAAACCTATAGAAGGGAGATTCTAGGTGAGTGTACATGACAAGCGAGTGACGCGCGAAATGCGTCGGAAGATGTTGGAAGTCCATAACGACCTGAAAAGCATTCGCTGCACAGTCGAAGAGTGCAACGATATGTGGCTGTCTGATCTGGCTAAGATGAACGATATCATCAACTACCTACAAAGGGAGTTCGAGTTCAAGCCGCCGCAGGGTACGGGTGGGTACTACATAAACTATATTTTTGCCGAGGATGTGAAAGAAGCGGACGACGAAGAATGAAGCTGGTCTGGGTTTTGCTTTTAGTCACGGGATACGGTGTCGATGAGTTCGACACCAAGTCTCTGGGCGGCTACGATACTATGGCAGAGTGTCATGTGGCATCGACTCAAACATTTTGGGAAAACATGCCCATCAATCAGGAAGCACTCTGCATCAGAGTGGAGACAAGGATAGATGACGATTGATAAAGGCGACGGAGTAATGGCAAAGCGGCTGGCACACGGCATGTGTCCGAAGTGCCAGATCGCGATACCAAAAGCACCGAGGATCAAGTGTCTCGGTTGCGGACTCGAGATCAGAAGCAACGAGACGCAGGACGAAGATCGTCCTGTCGTCGTTCGAATGAAGGCGGTTTGGAAATGAGCAGAGCGTTTTATATTCATCCATCAGCATGCATGTATGCAGGGGTTTTGGATCCGGATTTTGATCTGATGTTTGGTGGCAGCTTTCCTGCTGACCTGACATTTCAGGAGGAACCCTATCGAGGAAACATTGGTGGCAGCATCAATGGTCCTGTTGTCCGCAACACACAGGTCTATGACCGTCCGGCGATTGGTAGGGTCAGTCCGTGGCCTGAGATTCGCAGGCAATAGCGGATAGCATTGCATGGCATGGGATAATAAAGTATCATATGTCATTTCAGGGAGATTGGACATGAGCGAAGAAACAAAACTGATGCCAGAAGCAGAGGCAAGAACTGTTATGGAGTGGAGCACCGCTGTTCAGGTAATCGACTGGTGCGTTAATGAAGTGCTGTGCACTTTGCACGAATGGCCGGAAGATTTCGAAGACGGTCAGGCAGATAAGGTCATGGAAGCATGGGAACGGATTCTGAGAGGGTGATATGTTTGTTGCGATAATAGCTGTCTGCTTTGCGGCGGATGTGAATGGTCTGCCGGTAAACAAATGCTACATGCGTCAGAGCGATGAGCGTTTTAATAGTCTGGCAATCTGCGAAGCGTGGTCTTACCGCAACGAAGAGAGTATGTTTCGAGCCATGACGTTAGAGTCTACAGAACCAGTGGTTATCAACATTGTTTGCCGTACCGCTGATGAGAAACAGACATGAAACCCCGCGATCCAAGCTGGCGCGACATCCGTCGCCACCACATAGTGCCGGACAAGCGTCAGGATATGCTTGCCAAGATTCACGAGGAAGAGATGCAGGATCGATGCCCACGCTGTGGAGGTGCTGGTCGAGTTGAGGTTCATGGACACTATCAATGTGCTGCATGTGGCAGCGTGATCGATGACTGCTGCCAAGGAGAATGCGCGACATGACCGACAATGTACTTAGCTTTCCGGTTCACAAAGTAGAAAAAGCCAGAGACCCTGTGCCGCAGGTGTGTGAGGCCGCAGCAAAAAACTTCAAGGAATTAATTATACTTGGTCAGAACGAGGCTGGCGAAGTGCAGATGATAACCACGGTCCACGATCCAGCAGAGATATTTTGGTATTTCGAAGCTGCCCGATTCGGGATCATGCTAGGAGCAACAGAGGATGAGTGAAGTTGTAGAAATGATTCGCGTTCAGTTTGATTACATGGACGGCAAGCTGTCGCTGCGAGAGGCGCTGGATGCTTTCGAGGAGTGTGGTTCAGACTGCACTCGCGGGCAACTGGAGAAGATGCTGCGAGAGTCGCCGCGCTACAACGTAACAAACATAAAAGAACCGAGGACCGAGGATGAAGTTTAACTACAGGACGGAGCCGTATGCTCACCAGCATGAAGCGCTGGTTCGAAGCTACGACAAACGCAACTACGCTTACTTTATGGAGATGGGATGTGGCAAGTCGAAGGTACTTATTGACAACATGGTGTGGCTCTACGAGCAGGGCTGTATTGACACGGCGGTTATTGTTGCGCCGAAGGGTGTTTATCGCAACTGGGAAACGGCGGAGATTCCCACCCATTTCCCCGAAGCCGTTCCGCACGAGGTTTATGTATGGAATCCGAGTCCCAACAAGTCACAGGCAGAACGTCTTGCAGCCGGTGTTAAAGAGCGTGGTGTCTTCCGCATCCTTCTGGCAAACGTGGAAGGGTTTGCGACTAAGAAGCTGCCAGCTTTTGTGGATAAGTTCACACAAGGCAGCACGTTCTTACTTGCTGTTGATGAGTCCACTACAATCAAGAACCCCAAAGCCAAACGCACTAAGACGTTGGTCATCTTCGGTGCAAAGGCTGCATATAAAAGAATCCTGACGGGATCACCGGTAACCAAGTCACCGTTGGATTTGTATGCACAATGTGGATTCATGGACAAGCGGCTGCTCGGGTTCGACTCGTTCTATTCTTTTCAAGGTAGGTATGCGATCACGCGAACGCAGCGGATGGGATCGCACAGTTTCAATCAGGTGGTGGGCTATCGGAATCTGGAAGAGTTATCGAACAAGCTGCTGACGTTTTCGTATCGCGTAACGAAAGACGAGGCGCTGGATCTTCCGGATAAAGTCTACACCACGCGCAATGTCTCACTGACCAAGCAGCAGATCGAGCACTACCACTCGCTCAAGAAGGCTGCGATTGCGATACTTGAAAGTGGTGAGTTGGTTTCGGCGCCCGCTGCTATGACGCAGTTGATCAGGCTGCAACAGCTACTGTGTGGGCATCTGGTAACAGACGACGGCGAACTGGTGGAGATTCCCAGCAACAGGATTACGGCGCTGCTGGACTGCATTGAAGAGATGACTGGTAAAGTTATTATCTGGTCCAGGTTCCGTTACGACATCCGCAAGATTGAAGCAGAGCTAAAGAAAAAGTATGGACCAGAAAGCACAGTCACATACTTCGGCGACACAACCAGTGACCAGCGTGAGGAAGCAAAGAAACAATTCCAGACAGGTGATGTTCGGTTCTTTGTTGGCAACCCGCAGACCGCTGGCATGGGTCTGACACTGCATGCTGCAACGAACGTGGTTTACTATGCAAACGACTTTAATCTCGAGAGTAGGGTGCAGTCAGAGGATCGAGCGCATCGGATTGGTCAGCATCATCCTGTTCTATACGTTGATCTGATGGCTCCGCAGACTGTGGATGTTCACATTGTGAAGACGCTTCAGAAGAAGATTGAACTGTCGGCTGCTGCTCTGGGTGAAGAAGTCCGGAGATGGTTGGAACTCTCCCCCCGTGCCAATGACGATTAGAAGCCTTTTCGATGATGGCCTGATGTTGAACTGTTAAAGAAGAGTAAAGCTGATGAGGGTACAAAGCACATCTTCCCGTCTCGGGTTCCACATACAGAAGACGTACGCCCATCTTTCTCTGTTTGGTTTTAAGCTTTCGAGATATGTACGATCCGTTTTCTCTTTGCGCTGCTTTCTTGACATCGAACAGGTGCAGCTTGCCGTCGGGCGCAAGAGCAATCAGGTCTATTGGACCCTGAGACATGACCGGTTGGTAGACATAGCACCCTTGTTGTACCAACCACGCGGCGGCAATAAGCTCACATTGAGCGCCGTCACGGATTCTATGATCTATTCCCATTGAATGCTTGACTCCCTCGCATTGTATGGGGTAAGTTTCCCTTAATCTTCGTATAAAATCAAGGAGAAGAACGTGGACAAGACGAAGTACAAATCTGTTGCAGTGTCGATAGAGATTTACAAAAAGTTACAGAAGCTGGCAGAGGACAGCGACAGAAGTGTGAGTCGTCAGATTGCACACATGGTCAAACTACAGGAGCAGCAGAAAGCTGCTTGACCATAAAAGTTTGCCGGTGTATCACACTGGCCGCAGCCCGCGCTTACCTCCGTGGGCAGGGCTGCACCACCACCCGAAGGGGTTAAACTTTTTACCAGAAGGAGAGAGTGATGAGCGATGTGTTCTCGCTATTTGAAGAAGAGGCAGTCAACGCCGACAAGTTTGACAACGTGCAGAAGGAAGGCGCAAGCGACCTTTCCAACCTGATCCGTCGATCCCTCGAGATCGATAAGCAGATCGCAGATGCAGAACAGTTTCTGAAAGATCTGAAATTTAAAAAGCGCAAGATCAACGAAGAAGATATTCCAATGCTCATGGAAGAGATGGGCATGGACAGCGTCACCGTGGACGGTAACAAGGTTACTCTGCGGCAGTTCGTTCACGCGCGGATTACAGAGGACAAGCGCAATGAAGCGTTCGGTTATCTGCGATCCATTGGCGAGGCCGACATCATAAAAAATGATGTAACGATCTCGTTCTCAGCAGGACAAGACAACATGGCTGGCTCGGTGGTCGATGACCTCCGGCAACAGTACGGTCTTGATCCGTCACAAAAGACTCACGTACATCCGTCCACCCTAAAGGCGTGGGTCAAGAACAGAATCGAAGCCGGCAAGGAATTGGACTTCGACACATTTGGGGTTTTCGTTGGCACAGAAGCCAAGATTTCAAGGAGCTAGTGATGGAAGACGTAAGAACTCTTTACAGAACAGATGCCCCGGATACGAGCATCGAGGCTGCACAAAGTATAGACCCGACAAAGCTAGAGGGTTTGGTGCTGCGGGCGATAAAGTCCAGTCCAAACGGGTGTATTTCGGATGATGTTAGAAGGTTCTGTAGGGAAAACTACAACATCAAATCGTATTCTTCGGTGACAGCAAGGTTTGCTTCCTTGGCGAGGAAGGGACTGATTAAGTACACGGGTGAAAGAAGGCCCGGTGACAGTGGGAGAGGCCAGCGAGTTATGGTGGCTAATCTCGATAACAACATCGAACAAGTGATGGGGAACTAACATGGCTGGTACAGCAGTAGCAGATAAGAAAGAAACCGCACCGTCCACAATCTTTGCTGACATGGCAGAGTTTGCAGGCGAGGGCATGGATTCAATTGGTACCGAGGATATGCAGATTCCGTTCTTGCGGATTCTCCAGCCTCTGTCGCCAGAGGTACAGAAGGGTGACGCCAAGTTTATTAAGGGCGCATCCGCAGGTGACCTGTTCAACACCGTTACTCAGCAGGTCTGGGACGGCGAGGAAGGCGTAGTAGTTATTCCGTGTGGGTACACCGTCAAGTACCTCGAGTTCGGATTGCGTGAGGCTGGTGGAGGTTTCCACGGTGAGCTGGATCCTAATTCACCGGACGTGAAGAACACTACACGCAATGGCGCGGCAGAAATACTACCGTCGGGTAATGAGCTTGTCCGTTCGGCACAGCATCTTGTGTTGCTTGTTGATCTTAAAACGGGTCATACACAGCAGGCGATCTGTGACATGAAGAAGACACAGTTGAAGGTGTCTCGTCGCTGGAATACGCAGATGCGTATGGTGCAGTACGAAGGACCACAAGGTCTGTTCAACCCACCGATGTGGGGCACTGCCTGGAAGATGACGGTGATCTCGGAAAGCAACGACAAGGGTACGTGGTACAACTATGGCGTGTCTCGTGTCGAGCCAACCGAAGTTCCAAGTTCCGCGTTTCACGCTGCGAAAGCATTCTTCCAATCGTTCCGTTCCGGCGATGTAAAGACACAAGCTGGTACACAGGACGAGATGAACAAGCAGTCGAACGCTGCCTCCAGCAACACTGACGACGATATCCCCTTCTAATCCACCGGGGTTTTGACCGTGGTACAGGGGGCTGCGGAAAGATTAACAGGTCCGGTGGGTGTGCTCCTTTCGCGCACGAAGTTTGCTTGTTAATCACCCCCTGCCTTTTTTTATGGGGGCAGGTATGAACCTAGCACAACGGTTCATGGCTGCGTTTGAAGGATTCAGCGCAGCACATGGACAGACACAAATATCAGAAGAACGTCGAGCCGGTAAGCAGAAGGCCAAGTCCTTTATCGTACGTCAGCCGCTCAC